AGCGCTCGGGGTCGAACTGCATGTATCTAAACGCCGCCTTCTTAATGAACGGCACCAAGAAGTCCTCTTGGAAGTTCACCAGCGTGCGTTTGTACTTCTTGATGATCGATGCAACAGCCATCGACATGCCCGCACCGCCGCCATCGCGTGCAACTTGACTCACCATACCCTGTGAATCGAGTGTGCCGGTGGCTTGCAGCAGCATGTTCTCAAACTTCGCTGCGGTGGCCAGGTTGTCGTTGCTCGTTTGACCAAACTTGAACGGGAACAGAATCTCGTTCGGGTTACCGTTGGTCAGTAGCGCCTTGCCCGGCCGCACTTCGAACTTCATCCCGCGCGGCAGACGCGTCGCATCCATCGCCATCATCGGCGAAGAGGTCAGCGCCAGATTGTCCAGGTGCGAGCGCACCTCGGCATCGATCGCCTTCTGCGAGTTGTACGCCTTCTCGACCGTCCCGCGCCCTGGCAGACGGTTCGGCACCGTGTCGTTCTGGTACGACAGCAGCGGACGATCCTTCATCATGTAAGGATTCTCTTCCGCCTTCAACAGTAGCCCGTCGTTGGCGATCACCACGATCGCCTCGACCATGTCTTGGTAGTCTTCGGCCGCCGAATCTTCCGGGAACAGCTCAACGACGTCTTCATCGTTGCCTGTCAGGTACTCACGCGGCACCAGACCGTAGTAGGTCAGCAGTTTGACCTTCTCATCCTGGTACTGACTGATCTCTTGCGTGGGCTCTAACTGCGTCTCTTCGTAGGTCGGGGTGATGTTGACCTTGCGATAGATGCCGCGCTCGATGTTGCGTACCACCTTGTGGATCGATACGTACTTCTCGACCGCCACGCCCATGCAATCGTCGACGCTTGTGCCGTTCGGGTCCCACAAGAAGTTCTTCGGGTTCACCGGCACCAACTTGACCGACACGCGTGGCTTCTCTAGCACGCCAATGGCCGCCTGCCCCATCTGCCCGGGGATCGGCTGCGTCGCTGGGAGGTACTCCTTCTCCATCGACACCATGATTTCGCCCACGCCAGTGCCATAAATCTCCGCCATCAGCTCGATCTGTTCCATCGATTTGCGGAGTTTGTCCTTCTTGAAGTCCTCCATCAACTGATTCTTGATCATCTCGACGTCCATCGGGTTACCGTTAACGTCTTGGATGTCGTCTTTGATGTCGAAGAACTCGCCGGAGCCGAAAATCGCCTCCATAATCTCGGCGTTTCGTGTCTCTACGGCCTGCTGTGTCGCGGGGGTGACGATGCGACTGCGTTCAGAGTCGCGTGTCTTGTCTTGAATGGCCCATTGGCCACGGAAGATACGCTCGTATTCTTCCCAATCCGGCAAAAAGTTAGTATCGCGGTAGACGCGCCAGCGGTCGCAGTGGTCGGTGACAAACGCCACCAGTTCTTTATCAGCCTCGTCGGGCTGATCAAAGTCGTTTTGGTCCATCTTACACTCCAGCGATCACGTCGATTGGTTCCCAATCATCGTCCGCGTCGTCCTCAAAGTAAGAGGTTACGGCCAACTGATCTATGTAGGACAATGCATCGGGCAAGTCATCATGTACGCCCTGCGCAGGAAACAGCAGCAGTTGGTCGAGGAATGTTTCCCAGTCGCCGTCTTCGTTTAGCACAATGCGGCCATGCTCGAAACGACCCTGAAGTCCCCAGATTATCCGGTCGGCTTTCTTTCGGTTGCCATGCGTAAGGTCAACTATGTGCGAATATACATTATTCTTACGCATCAAGTCACTCAAATACGGCAAAACCGCGTTCTTTAGCGCCCCCCGCTCGATCCCCACCGACATCGGCCGGTAGTCGCGCATCGCCATCAAAATCTTCGCCGCCGTCTCCCGGATGTCCCACCGTCCGTGCTGAATCTCCTTTACCCACCACGTCCCGTCCTCGGTCACTTTGACAATCGCGATCGCCGACTCGTCCAAGCGCTTCTTCGAATTCGCCGCCTGCTTGGCCACTTCTTCGAACCCCGCTAGATCGACCGCCACGTAGTAGCTGCCGTACTGCGGCTCGTCGCTGTACCTGATCCATTCTTCCTTAAACACGTCCGAGCCCGCGTTGTCGAAGCTGGCCATGTATTCTTGCTTAAATGCAAACGTCGACAGCGTCTTTTTCGCCGACTCGATCTCAGTCGGGTCGATTAGCGGGTTGTCCTTGGTGGTGAAGTGCCAACTCTTCCAGTCGCTGTCGTTCTGCGTCTGCCCCAACTTGTACAGGTCATGGAACCAGTTGCGCCCCTTGGGCGTGCCGATGAACAGCCCGCGCCCCTTCTTGTCACTCAAGCTGGCCCGGATGACCTGTTCCCACGCCTCCGGCTTGATGTCCGCCACCTCGTCCAGCACGGCGTACGTCAAACTGACCCCCCGCAGCGTGTCCGGCCGGTCGGCGCCCCTGACATAAATCGTCGCGCCATTGATCAAAGTGATATCTTGATTGTTTATATGACTGCCGGCAATCACGTCCCGCCCCAGGTCCAGCAACACGTTCCAGATAATCTGCCGCGCCTGCCCGTTGGTGGGCGCCACGTACAGCACGGCCGATCCCGGCGGGCAGCGCAGCCCCTCAATCAGCAAGGTAGTCGCCGCCAGTCTCGATTTGCCGCACCGGCGCCCGGCGGCCACCACTTTAAACCGCGTCGGGTCGGAGAAGACCGTCTGCTGCCACGGTAGGAGTTGAAAGTTAAGGTCAGCCATTAGTCGGGCGCTCCGAACGGGTCTTTGTACATGAACGCGGGCGCCAGCGGCGCTGCCGGCGCCTGTTGTGCGCGCAGCATCTGCATGTCACGGTCCATGACTTGGTGCAGCCAGCTATCCCGCGCGTTTAGCGCGTCGCTGGTCGGGTAAATCGGCCACTTACCCGCGTTGATGTCTTTCTTCCAAGTTTTCCACAGCTCGCCCTCGTCCTCAATGACGCGCCCGCCGACGTACCCCGGCACCGACACGAACTGGCCCTTGTACTTTCCCGACGGAATCTCAATGCCGGTGGCGTAGATGGTAATCGGGTTCCCCTCGGCGTCGCGGCCAGGGTTGGTCATGTTCGCGCGGTGGTACATGACCTTATTCAGCTCGGCGGGCGTTAGCCCCAAGCTGTCCAGATAACTATCCATTGATGTCTCCTTGGGGCTGAAGCGTGTCCATCTCCAGCGTCAGCGGCTCGGTGGCGCTGGGTGCGCCGATCTGGAGCGGCGTGCCGTCCAGCCCTGTGATATTGATCGTGACTGCGCTGCGCTGGCCGTTGCTCTTCTCAAACATACTGACCGGCAAGGTGCGGTCGACGCACATCTTCAACGCCGCCATCTGGCCTGGGTGGCCATCTTCCAGTGCAATGTCGATGATCTTCTGGACAACCGCCTTGCCGCGCCCCTCGATCATCATCCGGCGCAGCTCCTTGATCTTCTGACTCTCAGTCATCGGCAGCTTGCGCGGTGCTTTGTATTCCGTCGCCATCGCTTTTTCTCCAGTTGGAAAGCTGATTCGGATTTTACCGCCAAGTGTTGCGGTGTGGTGCGTTTGCCATTTTGCTTTTTTTTGTGGGTTGGAGGTACCCGCGAATCTAATAAGGCAGTGGACCCCCTCCCCCCCCTATCAAGTTAGTGAGTACTTACTATCACTAAAAGTTAACGGCCACCTAGTGTCGGCCAAGTTAGTGAGCGCTTACTTATGTGGAATACCGCAGAAATACTGCGCGGCGCCAGACTGTCGGCCGATAGCGGTCGGCTATTGATGATGGGCCGCGCACGTTTTACATAATGCTGCTTATGTGGCGATGATGCGCGGCCGATTGGCGCAAGCTATCAGGCATAGGGGCAGGCTATTACCTGGCCAGGATTAATAGCTTTTAGTGATAGATGAAAGCGTGCGGGGCCATTTTGCCGGTACCTGTCGCCGTCATTCATCAAACCTATATCTCACGATTTATTTATACGATTGATGAATGTTTCTAATTGAGCATCATTTTTGATGCCGGCATTGTATAGGCGCTGATAACATTCTACTAACACTTCCAGGCCTTCTGTGGTATTGCCAGCGCCGGCCGCCAACAAAACCGCTAATTGTTTCTCTGTTAACTTTCGCTGAAACATTTTCGGGTTTTCTATTGGTCTTTTTGGCATGTTATAAATTTAGTATGAGGGCAATGAGGGCAATGAGGGCAATCGTTTTTCAATCGCTGGCGCGCGACGAAAAGATTCTTTTACGCGGTCCAACAACAATATTTTATAGATTTTCCACAAAGTTGAAAATTGATTGCCCTCATTGCCCTCATCGCACGAAAACGTAGAGCTGGCGCGGCATTTGATGAGGGCAATTTGTCTCAAAACCATTGCCCTCATCATTGCCCTCATTGCCCTCATCGCAAGACAATCAATTGCAATCCTGACTAATTTAGTCAACAATGTAAAATAATCCTTTACATTTACATTTTTGTGGCTATAATGCATTTCAGCAGCACAAAAAAAACGACACTTACATTTTAATTAACGAGGGTTATAAAATGAATATCAAACAAGTTACCGCAATTTACCTGGGAAGCGAAATAGGTTACGGCGAAGGCGAAGGTCTTGATTATGCGATCGCTGATTGTGTCGCGTCAATTTCGCCAATGTATGAAGGCGAAACCGTGACGCTATCGATTCTCGAAAACGGCGAAATTCGCCAGATTACCGGCGAAGTTTATTTGACGATGAACGGCGACACGGCGCTGACTATCTAAACTAAACGGCCCGCGTAAGCGGGCCTTACCTGGAGCGAAAACAATGAATACCAAGCAAACAAAAGTAATCGAAACAGTAGCAACAAAAAATTGGGTTGAATGGAAACTTGGCCACCGCATTGACGGCGAACTCGAATTCAATTTTCAAGAAATTGGTGATAAAGTTTTTATTTTTGCAAGTAACTTAAATTCAACTAAATGGTTTGAAAAAAACGTGACAGTTCAAATGTTAATCGGTATTCGCGGCGGTATCAGCAAATTAAAACTAATTAACTAAGGACCGCGCAAATGAACGATAAGCCAACAATTCTCGAAATGATCGGCGGCGCGCTCGGCGCGCTGATCATGTGGGCCTTTTTCTATTTCCTGCTGTCGTTTTAACTTACCTGGGAGCAAATAAAAATGAAAACTTTTGACTATATTCAGGATCCTGGCCATGGCTGGATCAAAGTACCTGTCGCGTTATTACTTGAATTGAATATCGCCGACAATATTTCCGCTTATTCCTATTACCGCGACGGGTTTGCTTATCTCGAGGAAGACTGCGACGCGGCCCGCTTTATGATCGCTTACCGCGCGCGCTTTGGCACCGATCCGAAACTGCGCGACCGCGTCGCACGAGAGCGCCGGTCCAAGGTCCGCGAATATCTTTGCTACACGCCAGCAATCGCGGCCAACCTTTCAGCGATGAGGGCCGCGTGATGAAAACCGTACACTTAACTCTAAAATCGGCCAACGCGAAAACCGGTCCGATACCTGTCAGTACCACGTCGGCCCTATCGTGCCCGAGCGCGTGCCCGCTCAAAAGCG